GACTGGGGATAAGAATATTGCTAATATTGCGAATATAGTTGGCTCGACGGTAGTTAGTGGTAAATTAGAAAAAAATGAGGCTATTGTAAGAAATTATTCTGATTTTACAAAAGAAATGTCATACAAAGATGCTGTGCGATACGTTGCAAATAGCAAGAAAAATTTTTATGATGAATTTGCTAAAAGGGCTACAAATTTGGGTATGGATGATACAAAAATTAATAAAGCTTTAAAGGCAATACAAAATAGAAAATACAATAAAATGACAAAATATTTGGATTTGTCATCACCAAATAATGCAGCTGTTTTTTGGAGTGGGAATAAAGATGCAGCGGCAGAGTATGCTAAAAGTATTAAAGGAACTATAATGGAGCAAACTTCAGGTGGAAAGATATTTGATAATTGGAGAAGTCTAGAAGGAATGTATCCAGATTGGGATTCAAAATCTACAACAGCACAAAAACCAATATGGGAGGCTTTATCAAAAACATATGCTAAAAAAGTAGAAGGGAAGGTAACATATGTACATCCAAGTGGATATATTGGAAATGTATGGAAAAATGTTGAACAACCAATTTTACGTAGAAAATTAATAAAGGGACAGATAACAAATATAGTAGAAGTAAGGATAAAATAATGAAAAATAGTGATGCATATCAAAAATTTTACAATCAAATACATGCAACTGGAAAGCAAAGAATGGATGGATATGATCCTAATCTAATGGAAAAAATTTATGATTGGGAAAGAGATGAAATTGAAAAAAAAATATGGGAATTGTATTGTACAGAAGGTGATATCAATGTAGCAATTTTTTTGCCACAATTAAGAAATTATCAAGGTATGAAAAAATTAGAAGATTCGCTAGAAAATAATATTTCAAGTGAAAAAAAACTAATTATAGCAATCATATTATATGAGAAAACATCAAACATTATTTATTTTGAAATTATAAAGAAAAATATAGAATCAAATTTAAACGAAGTATCTAATATCTCAAAACTCTTAGAATGTAAACCTGATTTAAATATATGCGAATTATTAATTTATGTGTATATTAATAGTAGTGATGAAATAGTAAGGGACACAGCAGTTACTGGAGTATTATATAATAAAGGCATCATAAATGATCCATTCGATATAACGGAGATGGTTAATAAAGTAGAGTTGGCAAGAAAGTATGACATAAATAATCGGGTAAAAAGAAAAAGAGCAATGAAAAAATTATGTGAATTATATCCTAATTTAGATATATAAATAAAGTTTGATAAATTTAATGGATTACTATAGTGAATAATTTATTCATAAGTTTCTTTTAGAAAGGATGACAAATGACAGAACAAATAATAATATATTTGCTAAATGAAGACAAAAACATAAGGGAGTGTATTGAAACATCAACCAACTTAACTTTTAAGGAGTTGGTTGATTTATTTTCAGATGTTTGCAAAATAACTGATTTTTCAAATGGAAAAATTACACTTAATAAACATAAAGTTAATGATGAAACATTAACCCTTGATGAAATGGGAATAACAAACCATTCAGTGTTGAAGTACTCTTCACAAAAAGATAGTGAGGATATACCAACTAAATATCCTTTATTTATAAGAAATACCAGAATAAAATCTAGTATTAATACAAAACCAATCAGAATTCTAGAACCAGAAAGTATCCCACAGAAACCAGAATTAAATATTGTTTTAACTTTAATGCCTACACTTATAATGTTTGCTTTAGTAGTTGTTTTAAGAGGGTTTATGAGTTCTTCTCAAGGAAGTTTTGTGCTATTTAGCATATGTTCTATGGGACTAGGTGTGATTACATCAGTAGCTAATATTTTTGCAACTAAAAAGAAGTACAAAAAAGAATGTAGTAAAAGAAAAGAAAAATATCTTAAGTATATTGAAGAAAAAAAACAGGAAATAGAATATGAAAGAAAGGAAGAAAAGTAGATATGGCAAGTAAAAAACAAGGTGTATTTCCATGCTATGAAAATCAATTTCAGGTAGGAAAAAGTAAAGAAGATTTACACAATATAGCTGATATGGAAAATTTCAGTATATCTATTGATAATGAAATTCAAGAATGGAAACCATACGATGCAGAAGGGTGGACAAAAAGATTATTAACTGGAAAATCAGTCACAATAACAGTGTCTGGAAAAAGAAATGTCGGAGATGCTGGAAATGATTATATAGCAGGATTGGCATTTGTAAATGGCACAGATGCAAATGGAATTCTACAATGGACATTTCCAGACGGAACTAAATACATACAACCATCAGTTTTTAGTGTGTCAAATATTGGAGCGGGTGAAACAGTTAATGTTGGACCACTTGAATTTGAAGCGCTATCAAATGGAAAACCAGAAATTACACAAGCAACTGGAGTTTAAATGAGGGCTATATAGTAGTCCTCTAATTTTTTTTAGAAAGAGGTAAATAAGTATGTCATTAATAGATATTAGTCAAAAATTAAATACTGACGAGGAATCAAAAATAAAAATAGATGCAGAACATGAATTTAATGTTGATTGCGGTGCTGAAACAATGCTTGTAGCAGAACAAAAGTTTAGAGGAGCAAAAAGTCTAAATGATTATTTTGAAATTATAAAGTTATTTTTGGGAGAAGAAGCAACCAAAATAATAAAAGAAAAGAATTTAACCATAAAGAAACTTAATATAATCGTTATAGCAATAATGGCACAGGCAAATGAATTAAGCTACGAGGAAATGGAAGAACGATTTCGAAACATCTCAAAATAATGATTCATATTATGACTTATTAAATGACTGGGGGCTAATTGAGAGCTCACTCGCAAAACAATATCAGATACGAATTAGAAAAGAAATAAAGGATATGAAATGGGGAGAGCTTAGTTCTTATATATCAGGAATAATGCAAGATACTCCGCTTGGAAATATTGTAGGGATTAGATCTGAAACGGACAAAGAAGTTATAAAGCAAATGACTCCAGCTCAAAAAGAAATTAGAAGACAGTGGAGAAATGAACAAGCTGGAAAGATTAGTGAAGACGAAATGAAACAAATATTAGAGGGCATGAAAAAGTCATTAATAAGTATAGCAGGAGGTAAAGATGAAAGACATTAGATGCGATGCTTGTAATCAGCTTTTACTAAGGGCTAGTTTTTGTATAGGAGAAATAAAATGTCCTAGATGTAAGAAGATAGTAAAAATAGATGAGCGAAAAGACAGAGCAAGTGTAGCACACACCAAGGGTGAGTAGTTAGCCAAATAGCCTGCTTTTTTTTATAAAAAAGTAGGTGATATATTGTCAACAAATGTAGGAAGTATTGATTTAGAGCTATTATTGAATAGCAATAAATATAATAAACAATTAAAAAATATAACAAACATATCAAAATCAACAAGTGACTTAGTATCAAATTCGCTTTCGAAAATTGGAAAAGTAGCTGTGGCAGCTTTTTCAGCCAAAAAAATATTTGATTTTGGAAAAGAGTGTATTAATTTAGGGTCTGACTTAGCAGAAGTACAAAATGTTGTAGATGTATCATTTGCAACAATGAGTGATAGTGTTAATAAATTTGCTGAGAATGCTATTGAACAATTTGGACTTGGACAAACAGTAACAAAAAAATATATGGGAACGTTTGGAGCTATGTCAAAGTCGTTTGGATTTGCAGAAAATGAAGCATTTGAAATGAGTAAAACCTTAACTGGTCTTGCTGGAGATGTAGCATCATTTTATAATTTATCAAGTGATGAGGCATATACAAAAATAAAGTCAGTATTTACGGGTGAAACAGAAACATTAAAAGATTTAGGTGTTGTAATGACACAGACTGCGCTAGATCAATACGCTCTTGCCAATGGTTTTGGAAAAACAACATCAAAAATGTCTGAACAGGAAAAAGTTGCATTACGATACAAATTTGTTACAGAACAACTTAATGTTGCTAGCGGAGATTTTGTTAGAACACAAGATAGTTGGGCCAATCAAACTAGAGTTTTAACTTTAAGATTTAACGAATTTAAGGCCACAATTGGACAAGGATTAATTAATATATTCACTCCTGTAATAAAGGTTATAAATGGCCTTTTAGCAAAATTACAGGTACTAGCAGATGCTTTTAAAGCATTTACAGAGATGATCTTTGGGAATGCTGGTGGAGACAATAATTCTAGCTCAGTACAAGATTTAACAACTGATGCACAAAAAGCTAGCGACGCAGTAAGTGGGATAGGAGCTAGTGCTAAAAAGTCTGCGAAAGACTTAAAAAGCTTAGCATCTTTTGATACTGCTCAGGTGTTATCAAATAATTCAGATAATAATTCATCAGGTACGGGCTCGGTAAGTAGCGGACTTAGCAATGCTACTTTAGTGGATAATTCAATTTTGAATCAAGCGAATTCGCAAATGGATAGTCTCTTAGATAAGTCTAGTAAATTAATAGATATATTTAAAGAAGGTTTTAATACTGGAAATATAAATTTTGATGGAATATTAGATCATTTATTAAATATAAAAAATGCCATAATTGATATATGGACCGATAAAGATGTAATATATTCAGCACAACAATGGGTTGATACTTGTTTGTATTCGCTAGGTCAAATGACAGGTGCAGTTGCACGAGTGGGAACTAACATTGCAGAATTTTTTGTAGGAAGCATAGACATATATCTAGAGCAATATGCAGATAGAGTAAAGGCATATATATGTAATATGTTTGATATTTCCAGTGAAGATATGTCTTTAATAGGAAAGTTGGGACAAGTACTAGGAGCAGTATCAGATATATTTAAAGGAGACCAAGCAAAACAGGTAGGTGCAAATATTGTTGCAATGTTTGCAAATCCATTTATGAGTATTACTGAAATATGCTTTAAATTTGCGAAAGATATAAAAGCAATATTGTTTCAGCCAATTGTAGATAATGCCAATAAATTAAAAGAAACATTTAGTAATTTGCTAACCCCAATTCAAACTATAACTGGAACTTTGGCAGAAGCTTTTACTTATGTCGGAGATAAGTGGAATGAAGTTTATGATCAGCACATATCTCCATTAATGGAAAGCATTAAAGTGGGATTAAGTGATACTTTTGGAAAATTTTTAGACGTATATAATACTTATGTAGTGCCTTTTTTACAAAATATTGCAAATAATTTTAATAATTTGTGGAATTCTCACTTAAAACCATTTATGGATAATGTAACAGGTCTAATAGGAAGTATTATTGATGCAATAAAGACATTATGGGAAAAATGGCTTAAACCTTTTGTAGATTGGATTGTTCAAAATATAATTCCTGTTCTAGTTCCTATTTTTGAAAGTATATGGAACACGATTTCAAATATATTTGGTGCTATTGTTGATACAATAGGTGGAATAATACAAACACTTAAGGGACTCATAGATTTTATAGTTGGAATTTTTACAGGAGATTGGAATAAGGCTTGGAATGGAATAAAATCTATATTTACTGGAATATGGGAAGCTGTAACAGGTTTCTTTGAAATAACCTGGAGTACAATAAAGGGAATCGTAGAAACTTATATAAACATAGTAAAAGCACAAATTTCAGCAGTGTTAAGTGCAATAAAGCTTTGCTGGGAGAACACATGGGACGATATTAGCAGATTTTTAATATCAAGTTGGAATGCAATTAAGACAACTATAAGTAATATGAAAATGTGGATCGTAAATGCTTTTCAAGTTGTATACAATCAAATAACAAGTATGTTTGCTAATATAGGAACTTTCTTTTCTAATGTTTGGGACAATATAAAAAATACATTTAGTAGATTAGGAACAAGTATAGGTGATGCGATTTCAAATGCCGTAAAATCAGGAATAAACGGGGTTATATCACTGATAGAAAGAACTATAAACAAGGCTATTAATCTGATAAATAATGCAATTGGTGTAATAAACTTAATACCGGGCGTAAATGTTGGAAAAATAAGAAAACTTAATTTACCAAGATTAGCGGAAGGCGGGTATTTTAAAGCAAACCAACCAACTCTTGCAATTGTTGGTGACAATAAAACTCAATCTGAAATAGTGTCACCGGTCGGAAAAATCGAGGATGCCGTGGAAAACGTTCTTAATAAAAGAGGCCTTGGAGATAATGCAGAACTGGTAAAATTGTTAAAAATAATAATTTCAATACTACAATCTTTAGATTTGGATCCTAAAATATACTTGGACGGCTATGAAGTGAACAAAAGGTTAGAAAAAATAAGAAAAAAGAAAGAATTTGCAACAAATGGAGGCTAGAATATGTATGAACCAAAAGTAATTGTAAATAATACTCGAGTACCAGGAATAGTAGAACTAACTCCTGGTCCAGAACCATTATTCGGAGAAGGTACAGGGAGAGAGGCTTTAGATGGACATTTTAGTGGTACATTCACAGGATATTTTACAACATTAGAAATAAAATTTGGAATAGTGTCAGACGAAGAATTTAATTTGATAAAAAAATTGCTAGAGCATCCATTTTTGGAAGATGTTCAATTTTCTTTGGAGAAAGATATGGGGAGTCTTAAGCAAGGCGATTTGTATGCTGAAAACTTTTATAATGGACAAGCAATAAAATCCATACCCGACGGCCATGGACACTGGGGAGAGTTTTCAGTTGTTTTAACTGCTATAGATAGGAGGCCACAATTGGTATGATAGATGTATCAACAGAATTTAAAACACAAACAAAGAAAGTAAAAAATCAGGATATAAAGCTTGAAATATGTGATGGTGAATTAACAGTTAAAGAAATACATATGATGCCAGTACATATTTTTAATGCTTTACCAGTTTGGAAACTAAGAGCAAGAAGACAAATAATAGCAAAAGAATTGAGATATAGTTTTGATGGACAACTATTTAAAACAATAATGAAACAAATAGAAATCAACATAAAAAATGCTGGTGATATTAAAGAAAAAGATGTTAATTTTAAGTATGGTTTATTTATTAAAAATAAGTATGAATACGTAAATCTAGGAAATTATTTTATAAAAGATATAGAAGATAGTAAAAAGAAAAATGAAATGCTAGTAACAGGGTACGACAGAATGATAAGATTTATGAAGATATTTAAGCAATCGGAAATAGGCTTGTCTTACCCCTGCAGACTTGGAAAGCTAACGCAAAGAATTGGAGAAATCTGTGATGTAGAATTGTACAACACAGATTTTTTTAATTCAGATTTAGAGGTTTCAGAAGATTTTTTTTCAAAACAAGATTTAACATATAGAGATATATTAGATAAAATTGCTCAAGTAACGCTTTCAACTATTTTTATAAAAGAAAATAAATTATATATAAAATCAGTAACAAATGAAGTTCTAGAAAGACTTGATAAGTCATATGTAACCGATTTAGTAATAAAAGAAAAGTTTGGTCCGCTGAATGCCCTTGTACTCGGACGTGGTGACATAGAAGACAATATTGAGGAAACAGACCAAAAGAGTATAGAACAAAATGGCAGATGTGAAATTAGGTTTGATGAAAATGAATTTATTGAATTTCAGCGTGAAAAAGTAATAAAAGAAATGTTTAATCAAATAAAAGGATTAGAATATTATGCTTTTGAAGCATCAGATTTGGGTGTTTTGTGGCTAGAACCTGGTGATTGTATAGAACTTGGAGACAGAGAAGATAATTTTTATAAATCTTATTACTTAAAGGCTAATATTACGATCAATACTGGAATTGTAAGTGATTCGGAAGCGGAAATGCCTGAAGAATCTAACACAGAATATAAGGTAATAACTAAAGAAGAAAAAAGAACTTTAAAGGTAGAAAGACTCGCAAAAAAAAATGAAGGATTGATACAAGATTTAACTCAAGAAACAACAGAAAACACAGAAAAGCTTACAAAACATGAACAAACAATAGATAGTATAAGTGATAAAGTATCGCACATAGAAGAAACAACAAATACAATTGAAGGAAATAAAACAATACAATTAGGAAATGCGGTTGCAGGAGAACTAATTGAATTACATATTTATGGAAATAATGATGTATTTAGTAGTTTGAAAATTAGTGATGATGTAGTTTTAAGTGATGATTTATATTTGTTTGGAGATAGCATAATTGTAATAAAAGACTCAAAAGGAAATTCAAAGGAATATGAACTAGGAATTAAAGATGTATTAAGGCAAAAAGATGAGGTTTATGACGAGTATGTTTTAAAAGACGGAAAAGCTCAAATAATTCGTCGAATTAATTTGGACGGAACAATTAAGACAAAAGAGACAATAGAGGATTTAGGGGCATTCTCAATTGAATTATTTGATGGTACAAACACATTATTAATAAAAAACTATACAGCAAGTTTAAAAGCTAAATTTGCAATTCAAAATGATATGACTAATATATATGCTTCAAAGGTCGAAATGAATAGTGCAATAGAACAAACAGCAGAACAAGTTGATATTAATGTAAATAAAAAGCTTGAAGATTATTCTAAAACAACAGAAATGAATGCAGCAATAAAATTAGTATCAGACAATATAACATCAGAAGTAAATAAAAAAGTTGGCAAAACAGAAGTTGGAACATATATTCAACAAAATGCTGAAGCGGTAAAATTAGCATGGAATCAAATATCAGAATTTATACAAATGATGATAATAAACAATAATGCTAGTTTTGCGATATTAGATAGCAATAAAAAAGTATTAATGGCACTTGATAAAACTGGACAACATTTTTATCAAAATGATGGAACAACAATATTTGGGGATATGGGGGTTCAAAAAGAAGATAATGATCAATATATTGCGTTTTCGGTTTTAGCTGATTATAATCAAAAACTTTCGAATGGCATGGCGTGGGGAATAAAAACAAAATCAGATAATAAATTTCACCCAATCTTTTATATTAAGAATTTTGAAATGGCCGAAAAAGCTTCTGACGCATCATATGGAGAATTAGTATTAGCTTCATGTAATATATTATTAGATGGAATCTCAACAGGAATAATTGGTGGAAATATAAAAATATATGCAGATGAAGTAAATGGTGCAATTCAATTTATTAATACAGATACTAACACAATTCTATTGTCTATAAGCACACAAGATTTAGAGTCTGGTTATGCTAAGATAAAATTATTAGATAATATATCAGTTTATAAAAATGTAGGTGGAACAAATTCTTTTAGATTGGGAAGTGGAAATAATTATACTTTAATTGAAGATGATGGTTCAATATCAGCATATGGTGGAACAATTAGATTTGGAATTACCGGACGCGAAGTAAGCTTTGATTTATATGTTAAAAATATGGCTTCGATTTATGGGAATTTGAATGTGAATGGAAATGTATATGCAAATAATATTTCATCAGACAGAAGAATAAAAGACAATATAAAAGATTGTGATGTAAAAGCATTAGATATAATAAATAAATTTCAACATAAGCAATTTGACAAAAAAGATGATGGAAAACATTATAATATAGGTTATATAGCACAAGATATGGAACAAATAGATCCTAATTTTGTAATAAAGAGAGAAAAAACAGATACACTTGAAGAAAGATATTATATTAATGAATTACCGATTATTGCTACATTATCTAAAGCAATACAAGAATTATCACAACAGGTAAAGGCACTTCAAAATGAAATAAAGGTACTTAAGGAGGAAAAACAATGAAATTAATAGATTGGATAAACAAGATAACAAAGCTAAATCAAACTACAATGACTGAGTTTCAAAATAATATTGAAACTGGAAAGCAAGATAAAATGAAAGAAGGAAAATGGACTCCAAGCATCAATACTGTAGAGAATAAAGCTCCAAGCATAACATATACTACTCAAGTTGGAAAATATGAAAGAATAGGAAAACTTGTTTTTGTGGATTTTTATGTAAGAGGTAAAATTACAAAATTAAATGGAACTGAAAATTATGCTGTTATTGAAGGTTTGCCATTTGTATCAAGAGACAAGTATTTTGGACAGCAATCGTTGAATGTGGCCTTGGTATATTCATTGTTGGAAGACAATTTGAATGTAGCATTTATCCCACAAGATAGAAAAATAAGAATACAAGCATTAGAGAGTTCTGCTAAAAAATTAAAAATAACTAATACAAATTATTTTGAAGTAGCAGGTAGTGGCTGGTATGAAACTGATGATTAAAAGGAGGATTATATGGCAGTAAAAAAGATTGAAGAATTAAATATACATAGAGATGTAAATTCTACAGAACAATTTGATGTGCAAGGTTATTTAAATGAAAACTGGGATAAAATGCAAGATATAGTAGATAACAATGCAGATGAATTAATGCAAGCGCAAAAAGATATAAGTACATTAAAAGAAGATAATAAAACAAATAAAAGTAGTATAGATGTTTTAGAAAAAAGCAATGAAACAAGAGATGAAAAGATTTCTAAAAATGCAGAAGATATAGAAGCTATACGAGGAAGCATAAAAACAGCAACAGAAACAATAAATAAAAAAGATAATGAACAAGATGAGGACATAAAAGCAAATAAAGAGTCAATTGAAGAACTACAGGCAGAAAACTTAGAAATAAAAGCTGAAAACGAACGCTTGAGAGAGGATATAAAAAGTATTGCAACAATTGGTGAGGCGAGTGGAGAGAATATACATTTAGAAGATAGTTCTGATGCAAGATGTGAACTGGAGATTTGTGGGAATCACCAACAAGATACTAGAGAGGGATATAATCAATTTAAAATAACATCTACACAAACTCAAAGTGCTGGTGTTACTATAACAAAAATTGATGAGTCAAGTGTTTCATATCAGGGAACAACTGCAGGAATGTTTACACATATGTTAGTTGAATATGATGGTAAAGGACTGGAAATAACTAAACAAATGTATTTAAAAGCTTTTGGTAATTTAACAAATGCAATTTTGTCAGTAAAATTAATAAAAAATGGTAAAACAGAATCAAGTTATTTAAGGGTTTCTCCTGATTTGATTTTAAGTGCAGGAGATGTTTTGCAACAAATATATGTTCAGCAACAAAATACTGGAATTTTAATTAGTGGAACTTTGCAAGTTTTATTGACAGACTACGAGAATAAAGACAAACCATACGAGCAATACGGAGCAAGTCCAAGCATAGATTTTCTAAGTGAGTTAAAGGCTGTTGGAGATGATATAAACATTTTAAATGATACTATTTTTGCACGAAAAGGATACCATAGTGGTATTGTAGGAGCAACAATCCAAAAAGTCAATACTACAATAAGATTATTAACAGATGAAGATATTAATGTTATTTCGAACAAAGATATTACAATCTCACTAGGAACAGATAAGGATTTAAAGTATAATGTTTTTGAGATTGATGAAAATGACGTAATAATAAAAAATAATATGTCATCAAATAATAAAGACAAAACTATAAAACTACAAGAGAATACAAAGAAAATCTCATTAATGTTGATGTGGCAAGATGCAAATAAAACAATAACACTAGAAGATATAAAAGATTGCAAAATAAAGATTGCTTATGGTACTCGCATAAGCAATTATTCTTCTTACAATTGTGGTAGTGCAAAAATAGATATATTTAATAAAAATTTTATTGATATTGATAAGTTAAAATCTTTAAATTCAAGAAATGCTTATGAAAAATATAATAATGTAGAATGTTTAAAATTAGCTGGTGTTACACAAAGATATAACTTGAATTGTAAACAAAATACGCAATATGTATTTCAAGTTAATATTGTTGGATATACATATACAAGCAAATTAATTGGACAATTTCTTATAGCATATACAGACGGAAGTACAAGTTATATGCAAACTGATGGAACAAATGCTGGGAAATATTCACTGATATCTAAAGCTGGAAAAACGGTAAAAGCACTTGTATGGAATGGGTATTCATCAGGGCATTTTGCTTATATAGATAAAAATGATATTCAATTAGATGAGGCAACAACTTTAACTAATATAGTACAACATGAAGAGCAATCATATTTAGTAGATGTTCAACAGGAAATGCTTAAAGGTGATACTTTTGTAAGAAAAGACGGAAAGTGGTATGAGAAACATTGCGTAAAAACAGAAATAATGTTGACATTTCCAACTACTAATATAGAGGTTTGTGGAACATTTGCAAATTTTCAAATTAATAGAAATATTGCATTTGCAGTTGTGAAAAATGACTTGAAAATAACAAATGTAAGAAATGATATATTATGTGACAAATTAAAAGCAAAGGATAATAGTATGTGGGGTGGCAAAGAAGATGGTATCCAGACATATATAAATAGTAATAAATTTATGATATCAATACCATTCGAGGATATTGAAAAAAATTTTGGAGAAGAATTAACAATAAATAATTATAGTCAAGCATTTAGAAAGTATATAAATGATAATGGTCCATTTAAAATTTATTATTTTTTAGAAGAACCAAAATTGTTAGAATGTACAGAGACACAAAGCAAAGTATTAGATGAGATATACAATAAAGCACATACATATAAAAACATAACAAATATCTCAGCTGAATCATCAGAAGTAAATCCGATTGCAAGTGTAAAATATTTAAAAGACCCAGAAACAGAACATAACAAACTTCAAGCACAAATCAATAAAATAAAAGAACTATTAAGTTCAACAGAGACAAGTTCATTATTATTAGATAATATTCAAAAAGATTTAGAAAGTGAGGTGTAAAAGTATGATAACTGAATTATTAAAGAGATTAATCACAAAGAAATATTACAAAGAAAAGACAGACATAGAAAACAAGTTAAATGTATTCTATGCAATGAGTAAAATTACAGACGAAGAATTTGCAGAATTGACATTACTAGTAGAAGATACATATATTGAAGTAGAAGAAACAGAAGAAGTTACAAAAGATGTAGAGGAGGTTTAGTCTTATATGGAAGAAAAAGAATTAATAGAAAGATTAGTACAAGTAGAACAAAGAGCTAAATCTAATACCAAAAGATTAGATGAACATGATGAAAAGTTAGAAGATATACATGACTTAACATACGCAGTAAAAGAACTTGCAAATGAGACTAAACTAATGAGAGAAGATGTAAATGGATTAAATAAAAGAGTTGCAAGTATAGAAAATGAGCCAGCAAAGGACTATAAAGAAACTAAAAAGAATATTGTAAATCAAATAATAACATTTATTTTAGGAGCAGTTTTAGCTGGATTAGGAACTATGATTTTTAAATAGGAGGAAGAAGTTATGGAAAAGATAAAAACAATAGCAAAGTATTTAACTAACATATTAGCAATAGTGAGTGCATTAGTAGCAGGAATCAATGCTGTAGATGGTATAACAATACCATATGCTGTTCAAATAGTGCAAGTTATAGCAGTAGTGCAGGGAGTCCTTGGAACATATTTATTGGGACAAAAAGCAATAAGCAAAAAGGAGGAATAGTTCATGGAAGAAGATAATGTTATTATAGAAAATGTAGAGTTCAATGAAGAATTATACAATAAAAATATTTCAGAAAATGACTTTTCAGGAAGTGAAACAGATGGAATAGGAGATGATGATAATGCAGATAACTAAGATGTTAGTACCTAAAAAAAGATATGATATAAAATGTCCGCATGAAATGAATCCAGAATTTATTATAGTTCATAATACAGCAAATGATGCATCTGCAATGGCAGAGATATCATATATGATAGGAAATAATAATAAAACATCATTTCATTGTGCTGTAGATAATACTCAAATAGTACAAGCTATACCATTTGACAGAAATAGCTGGAACGCAGGTGACGGAAGAAATGGTAAAGGCAATAGAAAAGGAATCTCTATAGAAATATGTTATTCAAAATCTGGAGGAGAAAAGTTTGACGAAGCAGAAAAGTTAGCTGCAGAATATATAGCATATTTATTAAAACAATATAATTGGGGAATAGATAGAGTAAAGAAGCATCAAGATTTTGCAAATAAATATTGTCCACATAGAACCCTAGATTTTGGATGGGATAGATTTTTAAATATGATTAAATCATATTTAGAAGATAAGCCAATAAACAATGATGAAATAAAAGAAGGAAGTGATGAAAAAGTGAGAACTTATCAAAATGGTAGTACAAGTGAAATCGTATATGCAGATACAGCTTGTACAAAAAGAATAGGTAGTTTAGATCCAAGAGAAAGCTGTGATTGTTTTGGGGTTTTTAATGATAGAGCTATGGTTAGATATCAAGTAAATGGAACAAATAATTATAAAATTGGTTTTTGTAAATGGCTTGGTGGGGTAAAATAATAAAAAATAGTATAATAAAAAAGGGGTTGCAAGAAGCCCCTTTAATTATTTGGTGGGAATTTTTGGATTTTCACCGAGGTCTTATGTATAAAACGATATCTTAACTACCGTTAGTTTGCTCAACACACCATTCCCATATATAATATAACTAAGACCTTTGTTATTGTTTTTCTTCATATTACATTCCTCCTTTGATTTTAACCAATTTAATACTCTTTTTATTATTTTTAACAAAAATTCTATAAATGTTGGAATAGGATCAATTATCAACAGAATAATATATAAAACAAACTCAACTATTTTTAAGATATCAATTTTTATCTTTGATGTATTTATTTTATAATAATATTTTTTTATTGTCAATATTAATTAAAAAAATAAATTTTATACCAAAATTTGAGGGATAAAACTATATTAACACAAAATAAAAACGGCTTAAAATTGATTTTGACAACGCAATAAAATGCAGTATTTTCAATACTTTCAGAAAAAAATATTTATTCGACAAATTGCAACAAACAATTAACATAAAATATGTTACAATGTATACGAGGTGATCATATGCAAGAATATTATTTAAAATCTTTACAAATGATAAAAGAGTTAAATATAAAAAATAAGAAAGAATACAACAAATTATTATCTAATTATTTGCTATTGAATATTGAAAGCTTAAAATATTATGCAGATACAAGAAGTTTTAAAAAGATAATAGAAAAATCAAAAGAAGCCTTTTAGGCTTCTTTTCTTTTGGAAAAAAACTACATTTCCACCATAGTGGATAAAAAGTATGTTATATAAAAAATAGATCATACTAAAGACAAGGTGGAAAGATGAGAATAGAAATATTGTTAAAAGAGATTAGAACTAAAAAGCGGATATAGTTTAGAAAAATTATCAAAAATGACAGGAATATCAAGTTCACATTTAAATTATATAGAGAGAAATGAAAAAGAACCGTCTTTAAGTATGGCAATTATAATAGCACAAGCATTAAATATAGATATAAAAGAATTATATAAAATAGTACCATAAAAGTGCTATTTTATTTTTTTGTATAGAAAAATGGCACTTTCATATAATATCCACCATAGTGGATGCGTTTTACTATATTTATAAATCGAAGCTTCAAATAAATAAAGAGGAGAAAAAAGAAATGAATGTAGTAGAAAATGAAATAATTAAAGAGTTAAACTGGAAAGAGAAAATAATTATAAAAATATTTGCAAAAACATTTGAGAAGGTGGTTAATATAGTTAGAATAAGTGTAATTAATAAACTTATAAATTAATGCAATAATTAATGCAATAGCAGAAATATTTTCAAATAATCATAAATACTCCTAATTAAAAAATGTTGAAATTAAGCTATTTTGGATAGTCATAGATATAAAAAAATACCCTGAAATAGGGTATTTATGGTGCGCCCGGAGGGATTCGAACCCCCGATCTCAAAGTTCGTAGTTCGCTATGATATATAAATTTTTAAGATTTTAAAAGATAGAGTTTTCTAAGGTTGTAAGCTACAACACTTGATATATCTTTGATTGTTAAAAATAAGAAAAATTTAAAATAGTTTAATAAAGTTTAAAAAAGTTTAAATAGATTTATTATAATCCCATCTTTAAGGGGAAATAAGGGGAAAGAAAAATAATATTTGAGGAATTTCGGGGGAATTTTCAGGGGAAAATATTTAAAGTCTAAAATAAGAAAATAATTTATCCTCAAAGCACTGATTTTTAAGGAATTATAACATTTATAAAAATTCCCCCAGCATAACTAAAAATTTCCCCTTAATTAAAATTTAGTATTTTGGAGGAAAAAATGTTACAATTTATAATCGGATTATTTTTAGGGGCTAATCTTAGCCTCTTTTTATATGCCTGTATATTAGCAGGAAAAAAATCAGATGAATAATTTTTATGAGAGGAGTTAAATTTTGGATGAAAATATTAAAAGTAGTTATTATTCCATTTTACCAGCAGTTGTTAGATACGATAAAGATTTAACAGATAAAGCTAAGTTATTGTATAGTGAAATCACTTGTCTGTGCAATAAAGAAGGATATTGTTTTGCTACAAATAATTATTTTGCTAATTTATATAATTGCACTCCTCGAGCAATACAATTTACAATATCTAAGTTACAAGAAAAAGGCTATATAAAAATAATTGTAGAAAATAATTACCAAAGAAAAATATATTTAACTGATGCACTAGGGTATGAAAAAATTTTCACCCCACCCCACGAAAATAATTTCATAGGAGGGTATGAAAAAAATTTCACCCATAATAATATAAAATATAATATAGATGATTTATTTATTTTAATTATAAATAATAGCAATAAAATTTCAAATGAATTTTATTCAAACTTGAAAAGGCTTGAGTTTATATATCCTAAAAAAATTATAAATACTATGGAACAGGCTAATTTGATAAAATTAAAGGAAATCATTTATACTTTATTTTTAATATACAATAGCAATTTTAAAAGTATTATGTGTAAGTTTGATAGAGAAATTTTGGTAAATTTATATTTAACTTGCAAAGATCATAATACAGATGACTTTTTTAATTATTACAGACAGGCTATTATAAATAAATACATAGATACATCATAAAGGAGTTTTGATATATGCTAAATAATTATATAAATAATTTTGAAACTACAATATCAACAATTTTATTTTATGGCTTTAAATATACTTTATTTTTACTTATGATTCTTTTAATACTATCTCTTATATTGCTAATAGTCGGATGTATTATAAAATCACAAACAATTAAATCGAAATTTTTAAAAATTGTACCAGGCTTATTACTAAGTCTTATTTTTTTACTTCTTTTGCCTTACATTTTAGTACAATTTAAAAATTTATTATAAATAGTGCTTTCCTTAATTTGCCTTATCAAAAAGTTAAGGAGATGATGTTTTATGAATGTTACAAAAGGAAAAAAGAAACTTATTGCAAAATTATCAAGCATTGGAACAACAATTACACTGTTACTCATTAAATCTAATCAATGCTTTGCTGAAAGTATTGGAACAGCTGAAGTGCAAACTGCAACAGATAATATTAAAAGAGTTATCACAAGTATTGCAATGCCACTAGGCCGGAGTTTTAATTTTTGCAAGTGTAGTTGTTGCAGCATTAAAAATGATTGCCAACTCAAATAATCCACAAAAACGAGCAGAATCTATTGGAGCTTTAGCTTGGATATGTGGTGGTGGTGTAATTTTAGGTGCTTCACTTATTATTGCTGGAATTATTATCAATGTGGCTATAAACAATAGTGGCACATTGCTTGGAAGTTAGGTGATTTACAGTGAGAGTGTTTAAAATTCCATTTGATATTAAAAGAGAAGAAAAAATATTTGGTGGATATTTGAGTCTAAGACAAGTTTTATATTTAATGCTTGCTACAGCAAGTTTGGGAATCCTCGCTACCCCACTAAATATTATTATAAAAATATTTATTATCACTATAATTGCTACATTCTTTCTACTTTGTGCTTTTCTAAAAATAAATGAGCAAAATTTTGATAAGTTATTTTTATATGCTACAAAATACATTGTTCGTAGAAAAAAATTTAAATATGAGAGGTGCTTGAAATGATAATAATGTTTATTTTTCTTGGATTAACTATTGTGTTTATCATTGGTACAGCTATTTATTTAAACAAAAGCAAAAAGCAGAACGGATTTACACAAAATATTGATAAAAAAGAAAATCAAGGCAAAAAAGTAGACAAAAAGAAATTAGAAAATATTTTTAATTTTAAAATAAAAGATAATATGATTTGCATTGGTAACAGATATTCAAATATTATTAGACTTGGCAACATTGATTATAATATGCTTTCTGTTTCTGAACAGGATTCTATTGAAAATATTTTAATACAAACATCACTTTCAATAGATTATCCAGTTCAATTTTTTAGCACAACTGAATACATAGACACAAGCAAAGTTATTCAACTTATGAAAAAGAATAAAAATACAAATGAAAAAATTGAAGAATATAAAAATTATTTGATAGATTACTTACAAAATTTAATGGAAAATAGGACCATTTCTGTTGTTAGAAGTTATGCAATTATTAGTTATGATGGAACTTCACAAGATGCAATACAGGAATTAAACAGAAAATCATTATCTTTTACAAGTAGTTTATTAAGAGCAAAAATAGTATGCGAAATTCTTACTGAAGATGAAATTTATAATTTAATTTATAAAGAATTAAATAAAAATTCAACCATCAATATTAGTAATTTACAAGGAGGTGGAAAAAACTTATATGTTGGTAAAAAACAAAAAGCAAAAAGAAATAAACATATTTGAAAATGTACCTAAAATCTCTGATTTACTTATTCCAGATGAACTACAAGAAAAAGTAGATTATTTAAAACTTGGCTATAATAAATTTACGAGAATATTTGTAATGACAATTTATCCTGAACAAACTTGGGTTAGTTGGCTGGATGATTTGTTTGCTATTGGAAATATCAATATTTCTGTAAAAATAGAGCCTTCTATAAATGGAAATGTTATAAATCAATTAACAAAGAAATTAGTACAAGCACAAAGTGAGTATGCAACCTATTCAAGGCAAGGTAATATATTGCATTTGCCAGAATTAGAAAAACAAATTGGAGATTTAGAAGATCTGCGAATGCTAATACAAACTAATCAAGATAAATTATTTTATGCAACAATTTTTATATCTCTAAATGCTGAAAGTTTAAAAGAATTAAATGAGAAAACAAAAATATTAGAAAGTGAACTAAATAAAAAAACAGCAATGATAAGGACTTTAACTTTTAGACAGTTAGAAGGCTATAAAACAATTCTTCCAACTAATGAATATCCAATTTCAAATTATGAAAGAAATATGGTTGCTGGTCGGTGTTGCAACATTGATACCTATTTCAACTCCTAATCTATCACATGATAAAGGTATATTTGTAGGAAGAAATATTTATACAAATGCACCTGTTTATATTGATACTTTTTGCGGTCCTCCTACGCTTCCTAATCCACACGTATTTATTTGTGGTACAAGTGGTGGCGGAAAAAGTGTAGCTTTAAAAACATTAACTGCTAGAAATATTGCTACTACTGGATGCGGAGCATTCTTTATTGATGTTGAGCGGTGAGTATTCAAACCTTACTAAAATGCTTGGTGGAAAGGTAATAAAAATTGAACAAGGAAAACCTGCAGGAATAAATCCATTTGAACTAGAAGCAGATTACAAAGGTAAAGAAAAATTTTTAAATATACTTGATAAAGTAGCAGAAATTAGAGCCTTAATTGCAACAATATGCAGAAATTATGGTCGAACACTTACAGGAACAGAAAATACTGAAATTGAAATAATAGTAAATCAATTATATAGTGAAAAAGGTATTACAAGTGATGTAAATTCGCTTTATGAGAAAAAAGGTGGAAAACTTGATAATGGTAAATATGTAGTAGGTAAAATAGAAAAGAAAATGCCTACACTTACAGATTTTCATAATAAATTAGTACATCGTGGTAAATGTAAAGAATTAGCAGATATTTTAATACCATTTCTAAAGGGCAATTCATTAGGAATATTTGATTGTGAAAGTAAAATTACATCTTCTGAAGATATTATTTGCTTTGATATGAGTGAGATTAAAGATGAATTTACAAAATTATATTCTTCTTTTGTTATCTTAACTTGGGTATGGCAAAAATATGTACTAAAAAATAGAGAAAAGAAAAAAATCATAGTTTGCGATGAAGCTTGGTTATTTTTAAAATATCAAGAATCCGCAGACTTCCTTGTGAATGTTGCTCGCCGCCGGTCGTAAGTATAATGTTCCATTATTCATTCGGTAGCCAATTTATTGATGAATTTTTAAGTTCTGAAGAACGGAAAAACCATTATAAATATATGTTCAACAAGATATTTATTTAAGCAAAGTCCTGGATCAGTCGATGAAGTTGTGGATTTTTTCAATTTATCTGAAGGTACAAAAAACTTTTTAACTGCGGCAACTCCTGGTCAATGTGTAATAAGTTTAAATAATACTGTTACTGCAATAAAATTTATTATAACAAAATATGAAGAAACCTTTGTATTTACTTAAAATTGGAGGTGAAAAAATTGAATAAATTATTTAAAAGTTTTGTAATAGTAGTTACAATGCTTTTTTTATTATCTCCTATATGTTTTGGGGCAACTCCTGAACTAAAAAAACAAATAAAAAAAGAAGATGGATCATTATTTGAAAAAATTATTGCTGAATGTATTGGTGGAATTGCTGAAACAGTACTAGATTTTACAACACGGAGAAAAAGCAAATGTAGGATTTAAAGATTATGACGAACTTATTTTTAATAATAAGCAATCAAATGATAGTTTATCTCCATTCACAGATGAATTATGGACTAAAACAATGAAATGGTATCAAATTTTTAGTATTATTTCTGGCACACTAATACTAATTGCAGTATTTGTTTTAGCATTTAAAATGATAAATGCAGGTATGAATACTGCTAAAAAGAATGAAGCAAAAGAAAATTTAATGCGATTATGTTTTGGTGGTGTTGCAATAGCTCTTGCTCCATTATTTATTAGATTTTTGCTTTATATGAATAATAGTCTAGTATATTTATTAGTTACAGCAGCAAATACTGGCACACTAGATGCAACACTTGGAAACAGTATGCTAACAAGTATAAAAACAGGAAATGCCATTTCAACAGCACTTGTTATTGCAATGTTTATATATTTATTTGTAAAACTAAATATTAAATTTATAGTTAGACAATTTACAATAATAATATTTACTATTTTTACACCTATTGCTTGTGGCTTATGGATAATAAACAAAAATGTAACTGCTGCTAGCATTTGGGCTGGTCAAATTATTATGAATATTTTTATGCAATTTATATATTGCTTTTTATTCTTAATATATCTTGCATTTTTGCCATCTGGTGGTGGCTGGGCAATCTCTTTAATATGGGCTATGATGATACTTCCACTTGCTGATACATTACAAAATTGCTTACAAAATCTAACTTCAAGAATTGCTGGTATTGATAATGAACAAATGACTAATAGAGTTCTTGGAACTGGAGCAATGCTTGGTTTTGGATTAGGTGCTATTAAAGAACAATTTAAAACACCTGAAACTCAAAATAAATCATCTAATAATGGAACAGATAGTAATTCTAATAATGGACTAAAAGGCATTATATCAAGGGCTAAATCATTTATAAATCCAGTAGCAAACTTATCTGATGAAAAAGATTACAATGGAAATGTAAATCCTATAAGAGATGTAATGACACCTACAAAAGAAAATAAACAGGAAAATGTAACAATGCCAAAATCTGAAATGAATAATAAAAATAATATGAGTAATGGAAAAATAACACCAAAAACTATTGCAAAAAACGTTGCAAATGTTGGATTAAAAGGAACAAAAGCATATTTGAGTGTAGGTGCAAAAATGGCTGAAGGCGATTTTAGTTCATATAAATATAAAAAGCAAACATCTTATAACAATAAAAATAAGTCTATGCAAAATACTGAATATTTAAACAATATAAGCAATTTGCAGAAAGGGGCTGAAAATGAGTTTAAAGGAAAAAACGAAGAATGAAATTAAAAAGAAATTCAAAAAAATCGTTTTTAAAATAATTAAACCATTTATTCCTTTTATTATAGTAATTTTTTTAATTGTTTTAGCAGTATGCACAGTAGTAGATTCTATGTTTACAACAGAAGATGATATGCAAATGGCAGAAAAACTTTCAAGTGAAGATTACGAAGCACAATATGCAGAATGGCTAAAAGATAAAGAAACAACACCGAGCACTATAATAACTGATGGTAAAAGTCTTGTTCCTACACGGTATGTTTACTTGGCCAATACCTGGTTATACATTAATTACATCACATTTTGGAATGAGAACTCATCCAATTACAGGAGTTTATAAATTACATAGTGGTACAGATGTTGGAGCACCTATTCGGAGCAGATTTTGTGGCAATGGCTGATGGTACGGTTATATCTGCTAAATATAGCAATTCTTATGGAAATATGGTAATGATAGACCATCGGCAATAATATTGTAACTTTATATGCACATGGTTCTGAAATCTTAGTACAAACAGGACAAGTAGTAAAACAAGGAGAGCCAGTTTTAAAAGTTGGCTCAACTGGTTACTCAACAGGTGCACATGCACATTTTGAGGTTAGAATAAATGGGAGTTTTGTAAATCCTGAAACTTATTTTAAATAGGAGGTCTAAAAAATGGTTTTAATTTTCACAGATAATGAAATATTAAACAAAGATTTGAACAAAAACATTGAAAATAGTAGAGTTGTATATTATCCAGATTACATATTGGAAGAAAAAGAAGCAAATGTCTTAATTGCTACATTACAACCCAATAAGTACAATTTTAAAGACTTTATGTTTAAAGTTAGAGAAAAAAATATAAGAGTAATTTTAATTCTTGAAAATGAACAAATCCCTGAATTAAAAGATGCTCTTTTTTTAGGCATATATGACTTTATTTTTGATCCTTTTGAAATTGAAGATATAAAAAGAAAAGTGGCTATTTCTACACCATTTTCTGAAATTTCAAAATATATAGAAAAATACTTAAATTAAAGTATTATAACTATTCTAATTGAAAGGCGGTGATACAACTACATTTCAAAATTTTAATGGAAGGAGGATTTTTAGTCTTGAACAAAAAAGTAATTATAATATCAGTTACGGTTGCTTTTATGATTATTGCAGTAATATCAACATTTTTTGTGGTTAAGTATTTTATGAATAAGAACAAAATAGACTATGTGTATGAAGAATATTCAAGCGATAATACCCAAAACAGATTAGATGCTGAAAATAATAATAATGAAGCTGATTCAACTGATAATTTAATGTTACAAATTGATGGAGAAAATGTACTTGGTGTTATTAAAATTGATAAAATAAATTTTGAAGGATTAATTTATGAAGGTACTTCTATGCAAACCCTTGCAAAAGGTGTTGGTCATTTTACAAATACACCATATCTTGAGGGAAATGTATGCCTAGCAGCACATAATACTAATTCATATTGGGCTAAATTACATACTTTGTCTAATGGAGATAAGATACAGTACACTTGCTTTTTAGGCACAAAAGAATACGAAGTAAGTAATGTTTCAAAAATTAGTGAAACAGATTGGGACTCTTTGAAAAATACTGACACTAATGTATTGACACTTATTACTTGTGTAAAAGGACAAAAAGATTTAAGACTTTGTGTTCAAGCAAAAGAAATAAAATAAAAAATTTTTTCTTTTGAGCATTGTCAAAATAATATAAATGATGTTACCCTAGAAATAATAAAAAATATGAAAGGGTGATGTTTTATGAATAAGAAAAAAATTAGCATAGTAATTATTAGTATTTTAGCTTTTATAATTATTATTTGTGTAGCTTTATTTTTATATAGCAGAAATAATCAAAATTTAGAAAGTAGTGATTTACCACAAAATGAAGTAATACCAAATGAAGTAGTAGAAAATATAACTGATATACAAACAGCAGAAGTTCAAGAAGATAATAATGCAGTAACTGTGGCTGAAGAACAAATGGAAGCTCAAACTACTCCTACTCAAGAAGAAAGTAATACTTCAAATAAGCCTACTGAAACCAAGCCACAAGTTTCATCAGAAAAACAAAATAATAAACAAGTAGAAACAAAGCCAAAAGCAACAACACAAATTGAAACTAAAAAAGTAGAAACTCCTAAAAATACAGAAAATAAATCTACGGTTACTTCTACTACTGAAACACCTAAAAAAGAGGAAACAAAAGAAGATTCAAAACCTACTCAAACTGCAACACCAACTAATACCGAAAAATATGTAAGAAATGATGAAATGATAAATAAAATCAGGAGTGTTATGCAAAACAATGAATCAGATTTTATGAAACAATATGGTTACAACATAGTTGTGGATAGTTCAATAAAAGCACAAACAAATCAATTTACTTATACAGAAAGTAGAGTAATAAATTATTTGAAATACAAATTTGGAACAATACGAATTTACGCTGAAGATTATTATAAAAGTGGAAATTTAATAATGACTATGTGTTATATTTTATAACTAAGAAAGCTCTATTTAAGGGGCTTTTTTATATAGTGTTTTCTCTTATATTAAAGCCTTTCTAAATAAATATAGGAGGAATTTTTAATATGTTAAAATCAATTACAAAAAAGAGTATTGCCTTAATAATGGTACTACTAACAATATTATCTGCATTTTCAAACTTTACTTATGCTACAGAAATCAGTTCTGCTTATGTCCAAAATGGTGGAGATTGTGGTTACCATTTACAATTTTATAATAGTGCAAAAAATGTATGGTCTTATATCATTACAACATTTGCATATTATGAAAATGGTGGCGTTCAATATCCTGCATACTGTTTAAATAGAGACTTACCCGGTGTTGGTGGTCAAGCTGCAGGAGATGCTTATTCTGTTAATGTAAATCAAGTTATAAATGATGTTAGAATTTGGAGAGTTGCAATAAATTCTTATCCATATCAAAGTCCTGAAAGTCTAGGATTAGAAAATAAGTATGATGCTTTTGTTGCTACTAAACAAAGTATCTATTGTATAATTTATGGAACGGACCCAACCACATATTATAGAGGTGGAGATTCCAGAGGTGAAGCAATAAAAAATGCTATTGTTAGATTAGTAGATATTGGTAGAAATGGCTCTCAAACACCAGCTAATACAGAAGTATCTGCAAATAAAGTTGGTGGATTTACAGAAGATGGAGATTATTATTCGCAAGAATATAGTATAAATAGTCCAGTAGAAACAAGTCAGTATATAATTACTGCAACAAATGGATTGCCTAATGGAAGCAAAATAACAAATATGTCAAATAATGAACAAAATTCATTTGCTGGAAGTGAACATTTTAAAATTAAAGTTCCAAAAACTGAACTTAATAAAGACATTGATGTTACAATAACTTTACAAGCAAAATGCAAAACATACCCAGTATTTTATGGAGAGACAACTGTACCAGGAACACAAAATTACTTACTTACATTTGATCCATTTGGCGATGTAACTGGTATGGCAAAATTAAATGTTAAAACAAACACAGGAAAAATAAAAATAGTAAAAAATGATGTAGATACTAACCAACCAATAGAAGGAGTTACATTCCAACTAACAAAAAAAGATGGAACTGTAATTGCTAATAGTACAACTAATAAAAATGGTGAAGCATCTTTTTCAAATTTATATCAAGAAAATTATGTTTTAAAGGAAATATCTACAAATTCAAATTACATATTAAGTGAAAAGTCATTTGATGTAAATGTAGAATATAACCAAACGAATACACAAACTATTAAAAATGAACACAAAAAAGGAAATATTAAAGTATATAAAATAGATAAAGATAATAAAAAGGTTGTATTAGGAAATGTAGAATTTAAACTATATTCCGAAGAATTTAATAAAATTATTGGAACATATTATACTGATGTAAATGGAGAATTAGAAATAAAGAATCTTCGTACAGGAAATTATAAACTAATAGAAACAAAAACAAATAAATGGTACAATCTCGCTAATGATACAGAAATAAAGGTAGAATGGGACAAAGAAACAACAAAAAATATTGAAAATGAACTTAAAAAAGGTCAAGTAAAAGTGATAAAAGTTGACAAAGATAATAACGAAGTAAAACTTGAAGGCGTTGAATTTGAAGTATTAGATGAAAATGACAAAGTATTAGAAAAAATTATTACTGATGAAAACGGTGAAGCCTTAACTTCAAGATATGCAATAAGAGATTTTGCTAAACTAAAATTAAGAGAAACTAAAACATTAGATACTTATGTTTTATCTGATAAAGTAGAAACAATAGAATTAAAAGAAAATCAAATTACAAATATTAAATTTGAAAACGAAAGAATAAAAGGAAAAGTAGAAATTACAAAAGTTGATTCAAAAGATGAAAATAAAAAATTAGAAGGTGCAAAATTTGGATTATATGATGAAAAAGATAATCTAATCGAAACATTAGTTACAGACAAAGATGGTATTGCAACAAGTCAAGATTTGTATAAAGGAAAATACTATCTAAAAGAATTAGAAACAGGATCAAATTATTATTTATTGAATGAAGATACATTTGAATTTGAAATTGCAAACAATGGAGAAACTATTAAGAAAACAATTAAAAATGAGCCAACTGATATAACTGTTGATGTAGATAAAACTGGAACTACTGAAATAAAACCAGGTGAAGATGTAAATTATGAATTTTCTAATGTAGCCAATAACTCTAATGTTTATTTAGACAATTTTAAATGGTATGATTATATTCCAACAGATTATATAAGATTACAAAAAATGACTACTGGTACTTGGAATCAAGACTTGACTTATAAAGTATATTATAAAACAAATAAATCAAATGATTTTGTACTATTTAAAGAAGATTTAAGCACAAATGAAAATTACGATTTAGATTTTACACAAATTGAACTTGCAGATGATGAATATATAACAGAAACTTGTTTTGATTTTGGAAAAGTAGAAAAAGGATTTAGAGAAAGCACATCTCCAACAATGAATTGTAAATCTTTTGACACACTAAAAGAAAATGACACATTTACAAACCACACTAAAACTGTTGGTACATATTTTGGAGTAACTGCTGAAGCTAATAGCAAGTGGACTACAATTACACACATTCCAGAAGAAAAACATGAAATTGTGTTACCTAGAACAGGTAAATAAAATAAGTTTTTAATCTTCCTTAAAATTACCCTTCAAAAATAAATTTATAGGAGGATTTGTAGTATGGAAATTACAGACATTAAAATTTTTAAAATTAAACAAAGGGGTGCATTACTTGGGTATGCAAATGTTATTTTTAATAACTCTTTTATTATTAGAGGTATTAAAATATTGGAAAATGAACGAAATGGAAGATTTGTTGCAATGCCTTCAAGAAGATTAAGACAAGAAAAACGAGCATATAGAGATTTGTGCCATCCACTTAATCAAGAAACAAGAGAATTATTGACAAAAGAAATTTTTGAAGCTTATGATGCACTAGAAGAAAAAGAAGAATAGTAATTATCTTAAATTTGCCCTATCATATTTAGAAAGGACCTTTTTATGATTTTAACGAAAGATTTATTAGATGATTTATTAAGTCTAGAAAATAGCATACATTCACTTACATTAGCACAAAATCCAAATAATTTACAAATAGAATCATTTTTAAGAAATTTAGAAAAAAGAAGATACAGCATATTAAACCAAATCAAGTTGTATAATAAAACAGTAACCTATGGAACTCAAAAAATAGAAACTATTAGTAATGAGTATAAAGCAAAATATGAAGATAATATACTTAAAATTTACATACCAGAGGTTATGCCATCATACAAAAATTTAAAAACACACGCATATAAAAATATTCTTTTGAATATTGCAGATAAAGTAAAAGATTATGAGGGCATATTTAAAAATCAAATATTTATCTATATTAAGATTTTTGATAAAGTGGAAAAATGGGATATTGATAATAAATTTATAAAACCTATCTTTGATAGTTTAATAATAAGTAATGTAATTGAAGATGATAATATAAATAAAGTTTTTTATTGTGCGAAAGGAGAAATTAGAGAAAATCCGCATACAGAAGTATATATTACAGATGTAAATAATTCAGTAAATTTGTTTAAAAGTATGTTAGTTTAAAATGTCATTTTTTTAGTAAATTTATAAACTAAAATTAGGACATTTTTTATTGTATTAAAAGCCTTTGATTTCAATACTTCTAGAAAAAAACAGGACATATTTTTCTTCATAGGGTAGGTGTGTGTGAGCGTAAGCTCTCACATTGCTACCCACTGAACCATTATGAGAAATAATTTATAAGGCAGGTGGTTAAAATTAAAAGCATATTTCCGACAGATAAAAATGAGATAGATTTAGTTAAATTTATAAATACATATCAGTATCTTTCACCAAAAGATTTACCATACTTTTTTAATACAACATATTACCCAAAAAGAATTGCAAAACTTATTCAAAATAATATTTTAAGAAGGTACAAAAGATTTCTCGTACTTGGTGAAGATGGCTATAATTTTATGAAGATACTAGGTCTTGAAACAAATAAACTAAGATATCAAGAAAAATACGCTAATAGACTAAAATTTATGAGCCATTTAGCAGCTTATTTTAGATATTCAAATGTAACCTTTACTCCATCTTTCTTAATTAAAGATAAAACCGCATTTACAGAAAGCTCCAGAAAATATATTGGAGTTTCAAATATATTTGGTACAAAGTATTTAACATATCATATCTCAAATGAGCATACTGATAAATATCTAAATTCTGTTATATATGATCTTCAAAAAGAATTAAAATATAAAAATGTAATTATTATGATTGATGATATAACAAGAATAGATTTTTTAAAATTTTCTTTTGGACTTAACTCTGTAATCATTTGTGGAGATACAGACAAAGCATTAGATAAAATAAAATATCTACAGCAAATAAATTGGACTAAAGTCGTACAAGCAGAGTTTAAAGAAAAATTAACCTTATCAGAATTTAATTTTTGTGATTATACTAATAATAAAAATTTGTATGTTTCTTGTTTCTATTTTGTAGATACTGAAAAAATAAATAGAATTAGTACATTTATGCAAAACAATACAAACAAAAAAGTAGATATTATATGTCCAAAATCTATTGTTAAATATCTCGGAAGTGAACTTGCTACTTGTAATTTTCACTTAATAGATATTGATAAGTTTATAGAAAAGGAAATAAATTTTTATGAATAAGAAAATTATTATATATATTTTTGCAATAATATTGGTAATTTTAAATTTTGTAATAGATTTTAATATAAATTCATACATAAAAATATTAAATAAATGTTTTAATCAAAACATTATTATAAGCAATTTATATTATGCTATTATTTGCTTCATAATTGCCTTAATTTCAATTTTAATAATGGCATGTATAAAATTAGTCATCTATTATAAAAAAGATGAAATAAAGGGCATTAAATTGAAGAAAGAAGATGGAACACATGGAACTGCAGATTGGATGTCTGAAGATGAGATTGAAAAGGTTTTAGGCAAAAATGAAACACCTGGTATTATACTTGGAAAATTAAATAATGATATTATTAAATTGCCATTTGATAGTTATTTTAACAAAAATATTGCTGTGTTTGGCTCCAGCGGAAGTATGAAGACAATAGGATTTTTAATAACTAACCTTTTGGAACTTTTTAAATACAAAAAATCTATTATTGTTACTGATGCAAAAGGTGAAATTTACAGAAAAACAAGTAATTTGTTTAGAGATAACGGCTATGTTGTAAAAGTATTTAATCTTAATAATATGGCTCATTCTGATAGATGGAATCCATTAGGCGAAAACGAAGATATTACAGACATACAAACAAGTTCAAATGTGATAATTAGTGGTACACAAAAGAAAACTGGAAAAGATGATTTCTGGCCAAGAGCTGAAGAAAATTTACTGAAAGCATTTGAGTTCTACTTTATGGAGAATAAATTAGAGCAAAATACATTGACTGATATTTATAAAATCATTGCAAGTGGAGATATTGCAACACTTGATACAATGTTCAAAAGACTTCCACAAGAAAGTCCTGCAAGAATGAGTTACAATATATTTGCTAGTCGGTTCCGATACAATAAAAGCATCTGTTTTGACAGGTCTTGGTACTAGACTGCAAGCATTTCAAAATAAAGAATTACAAGAACTTACTAATCATACAGACATTGATTTGACTTTGCCAGGAAAAGAGCCTTGTATTTATTATGTAATAACAAGTGATATGGATTCAAGTAGAGATTTTTTAGTCTCTCTATTTTTTACATTTTTGTTTATAAAGCTTGTAAAATATGCTGATTCAACTGAAAGTGGAAGATGTAAAGTTGATGTATTCTTCTTTTTAGATGAGTTTGCGAATATTTGTCAAATACCAGATTTCAATAAAAAAATATCAACAGTTCGTAGTAGACGGACTTGCCTTAATTCCAATACTCCAAAATATTGGCCAATTAAACAATCGTTATCCAAATGGATTAGCAGATGAAATACTTGGTAATACAGATTTAAAACTTAATTTAGGTACGACAGATACCTTAACTGCAATGTATTTTTGTGATTTGCTTGGTGTTGCAACTGCAGAAACCCAAAGTATTAAGAAAGAAGTTGGAATTGATGGAGAATTAGAATTTGGACAAAAAAATATATCTACATTAGAAAGAAATTTATTAAATCCTGATGAAATAATTAGAATACCAAGTTTTAAGTTAATGGTTATTATTAGAGGCAATAAACCATTGTTACTACAAAAGATGATATATACTGAACATCCACTTGCTAAAAAATTGCAAGATGTTTCTGTTCTTACATATATTCCAGATTGGAATAATAATATTGAAGTTCCTAAAACAATAGAAAAAAAAGAAAAGAGAGTTGTTACAAAGCAAAATAAAATAAAAAAAGAGCAAGAATTTGAAGATATTACATTTGATAACTTTTAAATTTTAAGCATTTATCAATATTGATAGATGCTTTTTAAGGTGGTGAAATTTTTGGAAGATACACATATAAAAGAAATTTTGAGAAGTAAAGAAGAAAAAAGAATATTAACTCGGCTTAATTACAGGAATTGAAGATGAATATTACTTAAAAAATGAACATATTGCTTGTGCCATTGTTTGGTATTATGATGTAAAAATTCTTATTCCAGTAAATTTGTTAGTACAAAAAAGTACAAGTAAATCAATAATTAGAGGAATGCTTGGTGCTGAAATTGACTTTATTGTACTTGAGTATGATAGCATTTCTAACATAGCAATAGCAAGTAGAATTGAAGCTATGGAATTAAGAGCAAGTATAGAAATTCCTAAATTAAAACAAAATGATACCATAAAAGTACGAGTTATTGCTGTTGGAGTTAAACATATTTTAGTTGATATGTATGGAAAAGAAGTAATTATTAAGGCTCAAAATTTAAAACATATTTATATTGTAAATTGCAAGGATATATACAAAGTTGGAGAATATCTAAGAGTAAAGATAAAAAAATTAGATATAGAAAATAACATATATGAATTGTCTGCAAAAGAATTTGAGGAAAACCCATTTAAAAATATACGAAAATATCTTGTTTTAAATGGTGAATATACTGGAACTGTAATTGCTTTTCCAAAAGGTAATTCTGGAGTATTAGTACAATTAGATAATTCAAAAGTCACAACATTGTGTAGAATTCCTGCAAGATTTAATAATTATCCACATTTTAATGATAAAGTGTTGATAAAAGTTACAGAAATAAACGAAAATAGGAAATTTATATATAGTTATTTGATGAGAATTATTTAACTTTTTTACGGGAGGTTTTTATATGAATGATGAATTAAAAATTATAAATTTTATACAGGATTTTGGATGCGTTACATTAAAACAATTACAAATATTATTTAATAGGCCAAACGATAATTTTAAAAACATATTATCAAATAATATTATCAGTAAAAAGAATGATATATTTGTTCATAATACTGCTACTATTGATATGAAAATGATATATGCAATAGATATTTTGTGTAAATATAAAAATAGATTTAAGTATTTTCATAAAGGATTTGATCCTGTGTATATTACTTTTCTAAGTAAAGAAAACTTGCTATACAATATAATTGTAACAGATAAAGCAAGTGAAAAAGGTATTTTGAAACTATTAAAAATAAATAGTCCCTCTATACCAGAAGCAGATAGGCTTATTTTATTATTTAAAGATGATAGTTGCTTAAATAATGTTATTTGTAATATACCGTTTGCTTATTGTGTTTATCCTGATATGAAAATATTGAATAAAAGAAAAAAATATTGATTTGTTCTTTGTATAATGTTATATTATAAGGAATTTCATATATTTATATATTACTAAATCAATAGCAGGTATTTTAATTTTCATTAAAATCCTGCTTATTTTATTCATACATTATTTTAATTCATATTCTTCTATATAATATGGATTAAGTTCGCCATTAGTTGTGCTTTGATTTTTGCCTTTATCGGTATTCGTTAATTTTTTTAAATCATTACTAACTTCAAAATTATATGTTTCTTCATAATTGTTACGATAAAAGGAAAAAGTTAAACTTTTCATTTTAGAACTATATGTATATGTCCCTCTAAAAGAATTGTATGTCATTGTTCCATCTTTATAAAATATTAATGTGTTTTTAGTTGGCAAATAACTAAAATCAAAAGAATCTTTTGGTGTTATATATTCTGTATCATCACTATAATTATAATATTTCTTTCCACCAATATATTCACCTTCTAAAAATGACTGATTACTTTTAGTATTTGTTATTACAAAGTAGATATTAAAGCTAATACTAATTGTTAATGCTATCAATATTAGTGCTACAAGTATTTTTTTCAATTTTTATTCCCCCTTAATAAAATTATAATATCACAATATAAATTTATATTCAATATAAGTGATACCTAAAAAATTTAACTTTTTCTAATTAAAATTCAAAAATCTGCTCTGTTTTATATTTTTGTTTATACTCATTTATAGTTGCTATTACTCTTTTTCTAAATTCATCACTTAATATATAAGGCAAATATATAATATTCAAATTACAATTATTGCAAAATGAATAACTAAAAAATTTTTCTATGTCATAACTTTTATCAATATAATCATTTATTGCATATATAAACCAACTCATATAAAATTTAAAGTCATCACTTTTATATGCCTCTATATTAAAATTCATCAAAAAATCTTTTTCCTTTTTCAAAAAATACCTCAAAAATTTTTCTTCTTTCCATCTTTCTAATTTTGTATTCATTTATTATTACCTCCTAATAGGGCAACAAATACTTTATTTATGTTATATTTAATTTGATTTATTATTTACATTTTTTAATAAATTTGGTACATAAATTGCATGTTTATTGCTCATTTTCAATTATCTTTGTATATTTATTTATTAAATATTTAAAATATTTTAAGTTTAAATCGACTTTTAATGACTTCTTGTCTTTATCTGTTAATATGTCATAATATATAGCATTTTTGGTGCAGATATATTTTACAATATCATTTTCTGAAATATGTTGGAACTTTAAGTAGCTATAATCAAATATATTTAGTGAAACTATTATAAGCTCTTGCTCAGACATACCATAATAATGCTCTGAAAGTTCTTGCTTGATGCTATTTATAAGTTCTCTTGAATCATTATTTCTTACAATTTTATCATATTCATTAAATTTCATTTGAAATAAAATTTCTTCATCTATTTTAGCTGAAATATCGAATATTTTTTTTATATCAAAATCTTCATTTCTTATAGCATCTTCTAATTCTTTTTTTGATTTTTCTAGTTCTAAACTCATATTTTTTCTCCTTTTATAGGTGTAGCCTATAATTTTTACTATTCATTTTACATTTTTTATAGTTAAGAACTATAATATTATAAAAAATTATAGTTTTAATATAATTCATTTTTTTGCCATATTTTACTATACTATCATATAGGGGTAGTATTATGGAAAATATAGAAAATACAAATAGTGCTGGTAATACTACACTAGGTCAAAACATTAGAAACATTAGAAAAGGACTTGATTTGACACAAGAAGAATTTGCTGAAAAATTAAACTTAAACCCGCAATTTGTTTCTCAAGTGGAAACCGGTAAAGTAGGAATAAGTATAGATACTTTAATAAATATCTGTAACTTAGCAAATTGTTCATCTGTTGCAATTTTTCATGGAGTTCTAAAATCTCCTAGTGTTGTTGAAAATTATGAACTTTTAACAAGTCGAGATAAGTCCATAATAGATCAAATGATTACTTGCCTTTTAAATACTAAATAATTAAATTCACTAACGATTATTGGGGAATAGTTGTTGGTGAATTTTTTTGTTTTTCAACAGGGACAATGAATAATATCTCATTAATTTCTTCATCAATATATTTATTCAAATATTCTTTTATATTTTTTTTACTTTTCTTTTCACTGTATTGTTCTTTTCCGTCGAATCTAAGGATTTTGTAATATTTGTCATTCAAAAGATTACCTCCTTTCGTGAATAAATTTATAAAAAATGTATATTCTAGTCTAATGTCGAGGCTCTCTCGATATGATAACAAAAAAATGTAATAAAATCAATAATATTAGTTTATTGTGAAGGAAATCTTTGGAAAATGAAAAAGTATGATGGTAAAAAAAGTAATGTCATAGGTAATTTAATAAAGAAATATAGAGAAGAAAAAGGACTTGAAAAGATAGAAGTTAGTAGGTTGCTACAATTACATGCTGTTTATCTTGATTCAACAGAATTAAAAAGAATTGAAGATGGTACGCAAATTGTAAAAGATTTCGAATTGATAGGCTTATGTAAAGTTCTTGATGTTAACTATGATGATTTAAAAAATTGTATAGAATAAAGTAAAAGATAGCAGAAATTTGCTATCTTTATTTTTAACTACAACTTGTAATTTATGATTTACTTATTACTTTTTTCTGTCAACTTTTTTGTTTACACTATTGCTAATAATATAGAAATTTGAAATATAGCTACTGATAAAATTCTTATTTTCCATTTTCAAATTTTAATTTTTTTTGGCGCTTAGCTTCAAATTTCCAATAACCATGATTACGATTTCGATGTTTTTTTTGAATCTTGTTT